TAGGGTTTGCAGAACCTCCCATGCTCGTCCCTGTCTTTCGTGAACAAGCGATCTGACAACATGCTACACACATCTGAGAATGTTTCTTCTCCGACAAATTCAACATGACCGGGGTTAAAGAATCTGCCACCTCGGCAAACATGAAATGATAATACCATTGTTCTTTTCGTTTCCATATATAAGTAATTTTTATTTAAAGTCATTTGGCCCATACCGGTGTATAACAATCTTCAAGATTTATATTATTCTCAATCGCCGCACAGGCAAGTATCCATGCTTGCTTACTCGACATGTTGGCAATCTTGAAACTCGGATAAGTGCATTTTTCATCGATAGTCTTTGCAACGTTGGAGGCAAAAACATTCAGGTTTATTATTCGTGATAAAAACTGATAGAACGGGTTGAAATGCAACTCATACGAATTGTTATTATTCCATCTTTCATAGCTAGCAATTTGTTGAAGTCTGTTGGATAATTCCTGAGCTTCTTTGTATTGTTCTGTACCTTTCTGTAACATGACTCTATTTTAATTGGTTACTGTTTGTTTTTGATTACATGGTAAAGATACTACATTTTATTGTATATACAAAATATTATAGTATAAATATTTCATGATTTATCAATATTTAACAAAACACGAATGCCGGAGCTTCTCACCCCGGCATTTCCCTATTCATCATTTGCATTTCCGAATATTCCTTTGAAATTTATTTTACTTCCTCTACATCGATATATTTTGTCTTGACGTTTTGACTTAATTTTGTAAGACTAACGTATAGTTGCTCAAAGTTACTTGCCGTATTATTTTCCGGGGTTTTAAGTTTTGACATGGTTTCTATAAACCGGGTTACCTTGTCTAAGTCTCTTGTTGTTTCTAATAGTTCTGCCGCCCGATTGAATGCGACGGAAAGAAGTGTATCGGCTGTTTTCTCCCTATCGAGTTTACCCTCACAAATGTTATTGGTAATAGCTATCTCATAACGTTCTTCTTGCTTTTTTGCCAAGTTTTGAATACGTGTAGGATTGCCTTTTTTCCACGTCGAGATGGTCGAAAAAGGAACCCCAAGTAAGGTGCTGATATAGGACGGACGTTCACCGGCCGCAAGAAGTGATAATGCTCTTTGCATGAGTTCCGGGGAATATCGTTGTGTCCGTCTTGGAGTACCTTTTGCTTTTTCGTCCATATTCGTAGTTATTTCGTAATTAACAACATTCTAATATACAAAGATTTGACAAAATATCGCATTTTTGCTCTTCGAAATAATTCGTAGTCATTCGAAATGATTATGGAGTGAAGGTGTCTCCTCCCCATAATTATACTTATTAAGCTCTCGCCATCATTTGGTTCATCAACGGATTTGTATTGTTATCTATTTGTTGCTGTATTTGCCCTAACTCTTGCTGTTCATTTCCTGCCGGAACCTGCCCGGCTTGTTGTGCCGATTGCATGGCGGCTAATTGTTGCATGGCTTCTTCCTCTTTCTTGTTTATGGATTGAAGCAATCGATCGGAGAATGGGAATGCGCCGTTTTCCAATAACTGTTTTACATCTATGGCTCCGGCTCGGAACAGTTCCAGAAGTAAATCGTTGGTTACTTGACGGAATGAGGGTGTAGACTGGGACTCGGTAATAGTGAGGTCGAAATGTACATTCTTTACTTTGTCGGGATCGAAGTATTTGGCTTCTTCGCTGTACTCATTACCGGATATGTTTACATATCTCTTATCTGAATAGAATTGTTGTATGACTTGCATGAGTTTGGTGTCGCGTTCTTCCCGGAAAGCGGTAAACGATGCCATGAGGTCGACCAGATTCGTCGCAGAATTTTGGGCTTCTTGTGCATATAAAGAGGCTGCCGTATTAGATGACGGGCTTTTCCCTTGCAGTGCGCCATGCACTCCCGAGATTTCTTGAAGAAGCCGCAATTGGAGATTGAGCATTTCGTATGCTCCCACATTGGTGGCATTGGTGCTTATCTGCTGCGGGAGGGCTCCATTGGGTTTTGGTTTGAACAATATGACTCCGTTGTATCTTGTCCACTCGTCGGCAATATCTTCGATTGTCATGCCATCGGGAATTTGGTCTTCGGGGAATAACAATACTCCTTTCGCACTTGCTCCCATGATAAAATCTACCATCGTTATCAAACGGTTGATGTACCGCTGCTGGTCTATGACGTCGGAGACGAAGCTATGTACGATTCCTCCGTTGAACGGGTATATGCTGATGGTATAGGGGTGTGACTTGTGCCAATAGGGTGTTTCCATTTCTTGCAGGACGTCCCCATAGGGGGATAGCCAACGGGCATACCAATATCGGTCGATGAAGTTCTCGGTCTCGATGAGTGGTATATCGTCTTGCGGTATCCCTTGCGAAATGCCTTGAAGGATTCGATCTTGGTTTATCCTTTGAATATTGGGTAATTCTTCATAATCTATTTTATAGTATGTTCCTTCCAGTGTATCGTGGCATTTCACTCTTAGTTTCGATTCTTTCCTCCATACTTCTATGACTCTACATAATCCATTGTCTCGTGGTACAAGGAAGGACAGGGACTCGTCGCTGCCGGGCATGAGGTCTTGATAGAAATTGGAGAGTGTGTCTTTCGTCGCTGAGACATATATCTGCCGTAGTTCTTCCGCTCTTTCGACAGAACCATGTGAAAAATTCGCCAAAAGGTCTCCTATGGATATGTCGTGAATTTCTCCGATAATCGAACAATCCCAATAACGGAAATCTTTCATGTTAGTATCGAAGAATATGCGGTTGTCGGGTACGGTCATGACAAAGGCATCTTCCTTGTTCAATGCGGCATTCCACCCATAGTATGATTTATGGGCGACTATTCCAGATATGACGTAATTCTCGAATGTACGTCGGTCGACCTCCCACATTTTATTTAATGAATAGGCATACCGCATGACGATAGTCATCATCTCACCCAGTTTCTGGTCGTCACGGTCAGAGGCGACACATACAGGCTCGGTTTGATTACTGCCGAACTGTCCTACAACAGTTTTGACGAGCTGACGAATCATATTGTTCTTTAAAGGTACTTTGCCTTGATCCCGAATATATTGTTCCTCACTTACATATTTTCTTTTATCGGAATCATATATAACATCGCCCCATTGATTGCCATAGGTATATTTTCGGCAACGCTCTGCATACATTCTGAAATTCGATAATGAACTCCATGCTTGTTGGGCTTCGAATAATACATCTAAGGCTTTCCCTTCTTTGGCCTTTACCGTATCTGTGATTTGATAGTACTCTCGGTCTGTGAGTTGTGATTTTCTGTATAGTTTCATTGCGCTATCTTTAATTCGTTGATTATATCGTATAATGTATTGTCTATTGTATTTCGGAGCGATGCTATCTCGGCACTTGTCCGAATGGCTTCGTCTGCTGGTAAATCACCAGAAACTAGATCATCTTCCCACGTCTCAGCCATTCCTTCTAACTTCATGAGGTTTCTAATATGGACATTAAGTCCATCATACACACTCTTGTTCAATACTTTATCGGAATCTCTCGTGTTCTCGATAAACTCATCAATAAACAACTCCTTTAACAATTCGCTATCAGCTCGTTTCGAATCTCTTGCTTTATTTGCAAATTCATACCATTTGCTTCTTAATTTTGCTTTGGGGATTCTGTCGTTCGCTTCCCCCACAGCCGCACCTATGATAGGCACATCAGATAAATCGAAATCGGTAGGTCGTCCTTTTGTTTTTGTCACCAAAGCGTCTACGGCATTGTAGGCTTGCCCGAGAACTCGGAAGAGTCCGGGAACGTAACCGAGATAAAGTTGTTGAAGAACTGCCGGATTGTTGAGTTTCTCCAAGACGGGGATTTGTTCGAGCCAGCCTTTTTCGGCATAGTTTCCACCTGTCATTTCGTTGACAAACTCGCTCCATTTGACTAGTCCTTTCGGAGTACTTCCGTATGCTTTGCGAAATTCAGGAAGATTTTCATTCCATGGGGTTTCTTTGTACAAGGGTCGTCCCATGAAGTTCTCATTGAATGCGATGTGCGCTATCGGTTGTGTCCATGTGGGTGCAGCATTAGTCCAGCTTCCATAGGTTATGGGCACGATGTCTTGCCCTATCACGGCGAAAAAGTCGAGTGGTTTCACGGGGTCACTGATTAATGGGTGTTTTTTATGGTAACCTGTTATTATATCGGCCAGCATTATCCCCCATGCGTGGAATCCTCGCAAACTTTGAGCTAGCGGTATGAATATGAATTTGCCTTCTCCGACAGGTATTACCAAGTTGTTATATCGCTTTGTTTCGGGAAGTGCGTGATAGGCGTCTCCCCAACGATCATCGTCACCCGAGAAAATCGCACAAAGAAGGGAGTCGAGGAAACCGATGGAAATAATCGTTCCTATAACTTTGGCAAAGCCTTTCTTGTATTTCTTGATTCCCCTGTACAGGCGGTCTGTCCCTTGCAGGGAGGCATTGAGGAAGGCGTAATTATCAAATATCCATTGTATTCCTTCGTGGCTTCCCCGCCGGTTGAAGTTTGTGCTAACATTCTTGGCATCGGTGATTGCCGCATCTATTGTCTTTCCTTCCCTTAATGCGGCCACAAATTGATTCAAACGGGTGACGCTTTCCATAAGCCGGGCTGTATCTTGTATGGCTTTTACTCCTGCCATATATCCTTTCTTGATCGCTTTTGCCTGTTTATTCATATCGACAGTACCGTACTTAACCGCATTATCTATCGATTTACGATAATCCTCAACTGTATTCGCACTGATATATCCTGTCTCTCCTCCTCTCGATACAAACAGATAAGCGGCTATATCGTAGTCGGACTTGGAAATTTTACCTTTTCTGCCCATACGATCCAAGAAACTTTCTATTTCTTCAATTGTATATCTCTTGTTTTTCGATTCTCCCCGAATATATCTCCGCATGGCAGCGAATGAATCGGGAGCAAGTGCTGCGATCTGTCGGGCTTCGGCGATCGATTTCTCGGCACTGTTGTAAGCGAACGCCCCACTAAAATCCCTTGCAAAGTTGCTAAACAGGAAAAATGCCGGAGAATAGGTGGTATAGAATTGTGACAAGGCTCGGGTAGTTCTCGCTCCCAATCTGTTCAAATGACGAGATCCGTAAGTGAGCCACCCCGGTATATTATACCATTGGTCGGGTGTTTCTATCTTACGAGGCACATTTTTATCGAGGTTCAACCTCCCGTTTATTGAATTGGAGACAAGCGGGTTGGTAAACAGTATGGATACCTTCTTCCCTGCGACGAATACATCGACCGTGCTTTCTTCCATTTGTGAGGGGGTCTTGTGAACCGTTCCACGATTGGAGGGATAGGCCTTGCTGAATCTGGCCATTCCGCTTTCCAATTGTTCAGCGGAGGGGACTTCGTCTGTTTCCACCCATGTTTTGTTGCCGTGTTCGTCGAGAATGGGATTTCCGTTGGTGTCCAATGCGAGGATTTCGTACTTGGGTATGATCTGATAGATATTGGATATGGTGGTTATCTTTTTTATCTCGTCGGACTGTTTGGGCTTGTATTTGAGAATTTTCTCTTTCCCGTCTTTGTATTCGACCTCATAAGAATACCCGAACTTATTGCGCACGTCTTTACCGGCCAATAGGGTAAGCAGCCTTTGTTTCATTTTGTTCTTGTTGGCTCTCGCTATCTCGGTATTTGCCATAGCCATGATGGATACAAGCGGGTTGTCGGCTCTGCTTGTTCTTCCTTTGGCTTGTTTATTTACTGTTGAGCCGGGATTGATTCTTATATTGGAGTCGTACATCTGATCCATCGTTTCTTCGGAGAATCCTCTGAGCGGGACATAAAACTGGAACCTTTTCTTATAGGTATCGGCATCTTCTTTTGAAACGAGACCGGATTTTACAGATATGTCTAACGTTTTGTTCGTGGCTTTCTTGATTTTGTCCCAAAGGTTAATAACGGTATTTTCGCCTAACAAGGATTCGACCTCGGATATAAAATCTTCTGCCGTGTTATAATTTGGGGCATATTCCTGCTTGAATCTGTCGAAATAACCGGAATAGTCTCTGGTGGATAGTTCCTGTATGTAACCGGTTCTTTTCTTGTCGTAATCTTCGACTCCTTTGTGGGACTCTTCCCATTCTTCAAGTGCTTCCCTCCTCATGACTTGGTTACGTTCTATGCCGTGTTTGATTAGCATATAGTCGACAAGGGTATCTTCATCGACACCGTTTTTCCCATGTATTATCTTCTCATACAATTCGAGAAGCGGAAGGTAATAATCAGCATTGTATTCGTCTGCCTCGGCTTTTATCCTAGAATCCATAAAACCGGTGTATTCCCATGCATTCTCTTTTTCGGATATTTCTTTTCCAAGCGTAGAGGATATGAGTTTTTGAAGAGCTTCCAACGGTTGGTATCGATCAATCCAAACACGTCTTTCCATTCCCCGGCGGAGAGCTGCATCGAATATCATGGCTATATCTTGCGGCAGAGTTCCATTGTCTATCGAGTTTCTTATATCATCGGAAATTATGTCGTTATTGTCGAATATATAAGTCAGACAGTTTTCTGCTTCTTGGTAATCGGGGAAGCTGGCTATGTCGCCCGATATTTTTGCGCCATAGGCTGCTGGTGCACTTTTTCTTATCCTTTGTGATTGATCAGGAGACAATTGAGACAAATCGACGATTCCTTTCCTGTCCATAGATATTTTGATATAGCTCGAAACATCGGGTGCTTCCCTACGGAATCGAGTATTCATCGTTCCATTAGAATTTTCCCCGGTAAGTTTGGGATTCTCGAAGTTTTCTACTATATTTGTGGCAGTAGAAACTTCTGCACTTCCTTGTTTCACCTGTTCATCAGGCAAGACGAAAGCCACGTCAGCGAGATTAGTTCGCTGTTGGTCAAGGAAATGCAGGAGTTTTTCTTTATCTACATTTGTCAACTTCCCTTGATTTATCCATTTTACAATACTTGCTCCATTTTTAGGAAATACATTTCTTATACTATTTACTTCCAATACATTCCCCTTTATTTTCGGACGGATAAACATTCCTACAAGGAAATTTTCCCCATTATGTTCCAACACGGTCAATATGTTTTGCGATTTGACACTGTCTCCATAAGCGAAAGTGGCTATTGGATGGGCTATCGCATTAGGTAGATTTATCACTTCCGACAAATCATAATCATGTTTCCCCGAAGTAGACTTGTATTCCAATTGAGACGCAGGCATCTCTATCGGCAAATCTGGTATTCCAGCATCTCTTAAAAATTCGCTCGGTCTCCCCAATTGATACACATGACCTTTTTCCAATCGTCCCTCTATCTGTTGCTCCAATTCCTCGTTGAACCGTTGGTTCACTTCTTCCATCTCCTCGGCTGTACGGTAGCGTATATCGGCACTAGTCCCTGTATTTAATTTCGCTTTTACCCAGAAATTGTATTGTTCCCGAATATTGTCTATTTCCTGTTGAGCTTCGGTGATTTTGGCTCCTTCGGATACGTATTCTTCTGACAGGAATATACCGGAATCTGTCAAACGCCCAGACCATTCATCGACATATTCTTGAACGATTTGCCGCTTGCCTTCTTTTTTATTTATACCGAGAATGGGTATGAAATGGGAGGACATGAGCTTATCGGAAAGCATTCCATAATCTATCGGGAAAGGTGGTACTATCCGTATCGAGCCGGTGGCTCCGTTGTACCAATATCCTCCACCGACGGCTTTTATCAGCTTGGGGCTTTCCTGTACAAAATCACGGAAGATGGTCTTATATTGTTCTAAAACATATTTGTTTTGTTTTAATTTAGAATCACGAGACTTTGATTCTTGTTTATAAACGTTTTCATTTACACGATATTTATAGTATTCGGCTATTTGAGTATCGAGAGTGCCGGCCATTTCCGTACCTATACAATGGCTTAATTCCTCTATTAGTTGTGGAGAGGCGACATCGGGGAAAGGATCGGTCTTTGCCCCATCTATAAGACTGGAAACCTCTTTTTTCACTTCACTCGATGAATATTCCTTCATACCTTTGATTAGGTCGATTATCTCTTTGGATCGATCGCCGCTCAAACTTATATCTATTTCTACCCCTATATCACCACCGGGGAAGAAGGTGATTTCTTTTCCGTTTCCGATGGTATACATATTGTCGGAAGCCTCCATTCGTGGAGTGTGGTTGGCGAACCGTACTTTGAGCGTGTCGTTTCCTATGTTCAATTCTAGGTAACGACTTCCTGTTTTTGCCGTATGTGTTGTGTAGTCTTTTTCATCGAAATTTTCACGAAGGTATTTATCGACTGCTTTATATACCGAGGTGTGGTTTGTACGGACTGTCTCGATTTTAGAGCCGTATCGGGGATTGACAACGATGGTACGGAAGCGTATGTCGTCGCTGCCAGTGGAGAATGCCCCAGTGTTGTCATATGCATCTTTCAGCTGATTCGGATTAAAGCATGCGATGTAACCCACACCCTCGTCCGTACCGATCAATCCGTCATAGCCCAATTTTTTTATCTCGGCTACAAATTGAGGTGTTTCCGTTACCAACCAGCTGTTCCCGCTATTTAAGATTTCTTTCGCCGTTTCTACTGATACCGTATCTCCTTGTCCACCATAAAAACTCAGTGTTGGTATTTCATCTCCCAATGACGATAGAATAATATCTGCGTCACGCTGTGGAACGAACGGATTTTTTACATCAACAAATAAATCATAAACGTAACCCTCCTCTGTCCACTGTTCCGTGCCGTCCATATCGTCCGGAATAGACATAGCCCGTTTTTCTGCGATACTCCGCGCTTTCTCGGCATCGACACTTGTAAATATCATTCCGCTATATTCTCCACCTCTGAAAGTATAAAACGGTGCTTCTTGGCTTATATATGTTATACCGTCTTTCTGCCACCCTCTATTGGGGGTAATCTGGTCTCTACGAAGCGGTGTGCCATGAAAAACTACCTTCGGCTCCCCGTTCTCGTCGACAACTTTCGATGCTTTTTCCGGGCTATTCTCCCAATCACCGAACCAGTCTTTGAAAGCATTGGTGCGCACTTGTGCCCATTGCTTGGGTGTAAGGTTGGTGTCCGCTCCGTTTGGGGCTTTCATATAAGTGCCGTTTTTCAGTGCTCTTTCGATGATGTCTTGCTCCTCGGGAGTGTATTGGCTCGTGCGGTAGCGGGTGTGGTCGGTTATCTGCAAATCGTTCTCATTGAAGATGACGTAGTTTCGTGCTCCGTCCGAACGTCCGCCCGTGGTGGCTTGTGCAGGATATTTGATACCGGTGAAGCCGCATTGCAACAATGCCTCTGATGCTTCACGGTCTCCTCCAAGCAAGTTTTCCAAAGTCTTATAGATATTTTTTCCTCGCATTGACCACTTGTCTATTTCTTCGGCATTTACTGCCGTTGACGGAGCGATACTTGCATTGAAGTTGTCTAACTTATTCTTTCGGTAGTTCTCGCTTAAATAATCCTGTATGCGTTTTATCTGCTTTTTGGTTATAGGTTTATCCCAGTCCAGATAGTTCTCGCCAGTGTCGTCGGGAATTTCGACGGTATAGAGTACTCTCGTAGATACTTTTGAAATTAAATCTTCAATATGTTCCCATTCTTTCTCATACTCTTTTAATCTTGGTATTTCAAAATCAAAATCAGGGTCATTACGTTGTATTTCCTCTAATTCTTTAATTTGCTTTTTTAAATCAGATATGGTAGACCTGTTGTCTATATACAAATTAGGTTCGTGCCTTATTATATTTTTTAATTTTGTTAACTCTTCATATAAATAATCTTTTTTTGCCGGATCAGCTGCTTTCTCCGCATATGATTTACCTATGCCCTCCACTTCGGTTACATAAGTTCCCCAGCCATATGCTTGTGCGCCTTCTCCCGTGCCCATAAAACTATGGTCGAAGCGGTCGAACGAGGCTCCGCTACCGTGGTAGACTGTTCTGAAACGTTCATCGAGACTTTCCTTTATACGGGTGTCTGCGGCTGATTTACGGATAATATCGGTCGTGGAGTCCTTATCGGTGATACGGTTCTTTGATTTCCACAACAAATAGGCGATGTCGGAGTCGGTGAGGCTGAGGTCGATGCCTATCTTGCGGAAGGCTTCCTTGATTAACCGTTTTATCTTGCTCCACAGCGAGGGGTTGGTGATTCCTTCCTCGGCGAAATGTGCCAGATACTCATCGGCCGCGGCTCTCTTGCCGGAGAAGTCGTTGGCCGCATATCGTTCCTTTTCCTCCTCGGTGAGCGAATTGTAGGACTTATCGTCTATTTTCTCATCTATATATGCGCCAAACACGGCTCTTTCCCTATCGGTCATGGAATCCCATACTTGGTCGCACAGCTTGTCGAAGTTTTCACGACCGAGCATGGCGGGCAGTCCGTAATGGGCTACGGCCTCGTGCAACAGCGTGCGTTGTGCGTCACGAATGGAACCGTGGTTGGGAGCAACGATAACGATTTCTCCTGTGGTTTGGTCGTACCAGCCTTGACTCGTCAATTTCCTCGTGTAATTTTTCTCGGAAGGAGATATTTGAGAGACATCTCCCACAATCCGCACCGGTATATTGAGTTTCCCGGCTTCCCGCTCGATATATTCCTGTATCTCTTGCCTTCTCTCTTGTAGCGTTTTTTGCGTGGATAAGCGGGGTTTTTCTTGCTTATTTGAAGCACCTGTATTATCTTTACCTGCGGAAAAGCCGGTTTGGGAGAGAGCTGTGCCACCTCTCAACGAAGTTGTATCAGTGTCTGTCGTCTTGGTACTTGCCGGATTTTCTTTTTCAAATGCCGTCAATAACCAATTCTTTTTATTACCGTCCCATTCCAAACGAATGGTAGCTTTATGAGTGGTGCTTTCTAAATTTATACGGTTGGAGTTCCTTGTGGTAACCTGCATATCATTTAATATATCTTGCAGGTTGTCTAATACTTCGGGGTGATATTTTACCAGTTTTGCCAGACCGAAACCATCACTATGTCCTGTTCCCTCTTTCCCCCATACTAAATCAATGTCCCCTACGTCTTTGTGGTATAAAGCGCCTATTGCCTCACCACTTTTCTTTTTCATTAGGAAATCAATGGCCTCTCTCGGTTTTCCCTTGAACTGTATATATATTTCTCCAAATGGACCTTCACCAACAGGGTCGTATTCCTCAGCTGCTCTGGCTTCTATTTCTTGTCGGGATAAAGCCGATTGGCTTCTGCCAAATTGTGTCTCATTCGTTCCGCTGCTTTGACGGTGTCGAATGGCTCTTCCCGCTTCTTCCATTCTTCTATCTTTTTGAGCTTCCGTTCCTCGCTCTCTTTGTGGAATTGATTGAAGTATTTCATCTTGGCTGTCGATTTGTTTTTCCTCTTGCGAAAATAATGAATTTTCTTTATTCGAATTACTTTCTCTTTCATTTATTTTAGTTTGTCCGGATTGGATTTCTCCTAATTCATTGCGTCGAAATGCAATGTCGTTTCTTGGAGCCAAATCATCAGGTAAGGGTTCTAATTCTATTTGTTCTATACTTGATTGTTCAAGTTCATGAGATTCGTAATCCTGTGAGGCCATCTCTTGCTTTCTCAAATCTTCATTGGCTATTTGTTCTGCCAATTCAAGAGCTTGGGACGGAGAATAAACAGAAGACATTACATCGAGAATTTCATCGAGGATTTCATCGGTCTCATACCCTTTGAATGGTAAATCTGAATTTTGGACGTCTTGCTGTTCCCATATATTATGTGCTAATTGTTCTGGCGTATATCCGCTATTTGACAATAAAGAGATTCTCTTTCGTCTCTCTCCGGGAGAATCATTGATACCTAAATGCGAAGCAAGACCTTTCGATGAATCCGTATCTCCCCACTTAAATTTTATATTTCCAGTAGCTACCAATCGTAAAATATAATCTCTAAGCGATTTTATATCTCCTAGTGCGGATATCCTATCTACTATATTCGCCGGTGTAGCTTTCAAACTTTGAAGATCGGAATTATTATCTTCAAGATATTGCTGGTATGTACCCAAACGTTCATTCAAAGATTTGAGCTGTTTTTCCTTATTTACTCTCTTTACAGGAGAAATTTCTCTCTCTATCTCTTTTTCAAGACGGGCTATTTCGGATTGTGTTTTCTTTGTCCCAGCCTTCGCCACTTCTATCATGGCTTTTACTCCTGCGATTTCTTCTCCATATTCGAACTGCTCTCGCAAAGGCATTTTCTTTTCGTCGACCTCTCCGTTGGACTTGCGATATTTTGCCCAGCGGTCTGTTTCTTCTTTCCCTTCTACATTCTGCTGTATTTCCCGGAGTTTATCTTCCACTCTTTGCGAGACCTCTTGTCGCATAGCTTCTTCCTCTCTGGTAAGTTGTTCTCCATTGGCTATCTTATTTGCTATGCGTAATACTGTACTATCTTCTACTGTGCCATCTTCCACAAAACGGGTATATTCAGAAGTATCGGTAATCTCTGATTGCGGAACTGTTTGCCTGTTTTCCTCAATTGTAACTGGTAGTTTTTTTTCTTTTCCCTTTACATGGGTAATTTGCTCGGGTTTGATAGAAAGAGGTAAAGGGACACCATCTACTACATCTTCCACATCTACTCCCGAATCATCGATACCGATGATTTTCAATGTTCTTTCCACACCGGGGTTATCCGGGTCGGAATAATCTTTGAAGGTTACTACATCTCCTATCTCTAATTCGGACTTACGGTATAAAGGTTGTTTCTCAACCCTTTCGTCACGGGGTGACAACTCCCCTATCTCGCCACCGCTCATAGTGGAGGAGGGTGTTCGGCTTTGTTCATCGGATTCTACTTCATCAGCTTCGTTCTCTATCTGGCTTGCCATATTTGTTTTTGTGATGTCCTCGGCCATTGCACGTGCTTGTCCTACGGCATCTTCTGTCGACATAATGGATACGCTTCTTATGTCTTTGGGCGATACCATAATGGGAGTATTACCTATTCCTACCGGAACGGCTATAAGAGAGCCAGATTGCGTTGTAGTGGTATATTCTCCGGCTGCATTGGGTTCCAGTGATACGTTTCCTACCGTAAGTATGGCTTCACGCCCGTCTGACAAGGTTACGGTTACTTTTCCTCCCATCTCTTTATTGATGAGTCTCATTTCTGCCTCGGCAGCTTTGTCCCCGGCTTCTTCGGCATCGGATTCGATCTTGCCGAGTATAAATTCATATCCGGTGCGAGCCATTACAAAATCTTGTAAATCTTTTGCATCTCCTTTCCCTAAATCGTGTGTATTGACCATCGCCATGACATAATCTGCTCGACGGTCTAAGGGTACATTGTCGAGCCCGTGTATTATATCATCGACGGAGAGTCCTTCGCCGAGGTCTTTACTTTCATAGCGTTTTTTGGCTTTGCGGTATTTATTGTATGTCAAACCAACTCCAATGGAATTGGCGACTTGAAATCCAAGCGACATGATACCGACAGCCATTACCGTTTGGAATTGCTGTTCCGGGTCTTTGATGTCCTTCCATTCGACATCGCCGACGGTAGCGGCATTAAGGAGCATGCCCAGTTCTTCCTCGGCTACCTCCGGTATGAATCCGTTAAATCCGGTGAGCTTACCGACTTGCCGGGCGAAACGGGTGGTTTTTCCTATCAATGGTTTTGTGAGGAGCTGTCGCCCCCCCTTGAAACGGGAGAGCAGTTTACCCAGATTGAGCCCCATGTAATTTCCCATGTACTCAGTTCCGTTCTCTATAAGGTTAGCGGCGAATCCTTTCAAGAATGCTAATCCTAGGCTTTCCCGGTCTTCTACTCCATGATGGGTATAGATTGTCTTTAACTCTCCGCCGGGGTCATTGATTGAATCTAACCGTATATCGTGATTGCCTACCATGCGGCTCATAACGTCCTCGGCCGTGTGACCTGCGCCCGATGTAAGTGCCATTACCGTACCTCCCACAAGGCCGTCAATGGCGGCGTTCCCTAATTTACTTGCTGCTTTGACGGCTACTCTTCCGGCTGCATTTTTACCTGCATTAGCAGCTATGCGAGATACCGCTTTGGAGGCCGACTTACCGATTATTTTCTTAACGGCTGTCTTCGCAGCCGCTTTGGTCGCAGCAGATGCGGCTGCTCCTACACCTCCCGTCAAAGCGAATTGTGCCAAGAATGGAAGAGATTGCATAGTTCCCTGTCCGATATTTTGCCACGTGTCGAGTTGCAGGCTGCCTTGTATCTGGTCTAACAGGGAGAAAGCGGCCATAAGTTGCTGTTCTTCTTTGGTAAGTTTTTCGAAGCCTTCACCATTGTCGCCTATTTTATTGGCGATAGCAAGCAGCCGACCCATATCGATTGCATCTGTGGCTCCAAGCGTTAAAATACCGGAGTCAAATGAACGGGCAAACGCATCGGCAAAATTGGCGAGTCCGTTACCGTCCTTGCGCTTGTACATCTCTATGACATCACGAGCCTCGGATATGTATTTGCGTGTAAGATTCTGAACTGACCTCTTTTGGGACAGCTCCCCTATTTCTTTGGGAACATACCCTTCTCTTTCTAAATCTTCTATGGTATCTTCCGTGATATTTTTGTACCCTTTATAATTTTTAAATATATCTCCCTCGTTTTCAATTTGTTCAGATTCATTCCTCCATTCAGAATTTTCGTTAATATCTTCTTCTATTTTATTCAACATGTTCTCAAATTGAAAAACTACGTCTTTCTCCAAACGTGTTCTGGCGTCGGCAAACCTATCTTCAATGGTTTTATCAAATTGAGATTTATATGCGTCGGAAACGGGGGTGCGGTTGGAGGAACTATTTGACACTCCTCTCCCTTCGGGTACTCCCCCTATATTGCCTTGCGACACAGATGGAGAGGGTGATTTACTTATCCAATTTTTATCGATTATTCCATCTGCTATTTGCTCGGCGGAAGTAGCGGCCTGTCGTACTTTTTGGAACAAGGGCGTATTTGCCGCCCCATATTTTCCATGACCCAAAGACTCTTCGTAATCGGCAATGCTGTTTCCCAATTCATCTTCGGATATAATTGTGTTTTGGGGATTTTGATTTGAAACAAATGTATTAGGTGATTCCTTTTTTGTTTCTTCCGTCACATACGACCATTTTTCATATCGCTGTTGGAACTTATTCCGCTTTGATAAAGGAATTGCATACTTTTTACCCTCACCATCGTACATTTCTACTTTTGACTCAGGATAGCGTCTTTCAAAATCTTGTATTTTATCATCAGGAATATTGTACCTATTCCCGTTTGCTCTGTATATTGGCATAATATTCTGTTAATCAATTATGTTTTGCGAAAAGTCATCATCTTGCGCATTGAGCTGCTCTATACCTTCTATATATAATCCTATATTTTCTGCGGCTTCCAAAACTTTTTGTTCAATCTGAGGATATTTCCTCATAAGAGAACCTATTTCTTGAATCGCAGTTTTTGCACTATTCGGATTGTTCCTTAACATATCGTCAATTCTTAACAACTGTTCCGAAACTGTGGTATTTTTACCATATTCATTTTTCATTTTCTCATCACCTAATCCTGCGTCAATAACAGCTTGTCGAGCTGCTTGAAAAAGGCTTCCAGCAGAAAACGGTAATTCACTCTCGGAGATTTTAATTCGTTTTCCACCAGACAAAGGAATATCAGAACCTTTTTTATATAGATCGCTGTCTTTATTCTTCATAGATGCTATACCGTATTTCGTTTTGTTATTGTCGGCTGCTATCTGTATCTTCGTAGCATTATTCGCATTATTTATTGATTTTTTATTTGATCGCTCCTTTTCGCTCTCTCCGGCTTCAAATCCAAATTTCATTAATAGGTCATTTAATTCATTTGCCCGTTCCCACTCGGCCAAAGCTCCCTCATACTCTCTTTGTGCTTCTGCGGCTTGTGCGGCATCACGACCGACCTTGTCTTGGAATGCCGCTTTTAACAGGCCTTGATCGTACAACATCTGCATTTGGTCTCTGCGGTCGAGCAGATTTTGGAGGAAAGCATTATTGACAGCCGTGGACGGTTTTCGGGCGGCGGCATTTCCACCTGCGGCTACTCCTATTATCTCGGCTAATGTGGCTCCTACATCACCAAGTACGGCCAATTTCCTCCGATTCTCCACGATTCGAGGATCAATTTCTTCGGGTCGTTTGAGTATGCGGTTATAAATAGAAACAAAAGATTCGCCGGCTTCTGCGGCTTCTCTCATCTGGGCTGCCTGTTCCGGGGTAACATGGAACACTGGTTTCTCAGAAGTACCATCGGCACTTACACCGTACCCAGTAGTAGCGTCTATATAGGGAACGGGGAGTTTAGAACGATTGGCGGCTACTGTATTTTCCCATGATTGTTGCAGATTTTTACCGTCAACCAACGGCGTACCGTCTGTTCTCTTTCCACCGGAGGCAGTATTTTGCCAATCGGAATTTATAATTTTACTAACAGGAGAAACGACGGGTGGAGCAGGTTGTGTCAGATCAATCTTCTCCTCTGGCGTTTTTTCCTTCCATCTGTTTAATAAATCGTCTAATATTGCCATATCTTATCCATTAAATAGCGGGAGTGGTTGCATTTCCCGTTTTCTTATAATAGGGTGTAGTAAACAACGACCCGAGAAGATTTCCCGAATTGGAGGCTATTTGAGTCCAACTGGCTGCGTTTTGGGCATATTGTCCGGCTTTCTGTCCCAAGAGGTAGTTTTTCTGATTCAAATAGTTTGTCTTTGCATTGTCCTTGACTTGTTGTCCCATAGCGGCGATATTGCCGACGGTATCGGAAAGCGCACGGGCATTTACTTTTTTTACGGCGGCCTCAGCTTCGGGTGTGGCTCCCGTTACTACCGCCGAATTTCGTTGTGCACGAACAGCATCGGATAAATTTTTGCGGTATGTGCTCAATAGATTCTGTACGTCGGAGCGGTTCAAGATGTCTTGATAATAATCTTTCTTGAACATGTTTTCGTTTTCCTGTAATTGCTTGTCCAACTGTTTTTGCGCTTTCCTGTTTGCGGAAGCGGAGCCTAATCCTCCTGCGAGTATCCCGCCGAGAGATCCGATGAGACCTAATGTTTCCAGAATTGCCATAGAACTTTATTTTTTTATTGCAAAAATCGCTTTTCTCTGAAATCAAGGGCATACGTCTTTGCCATTTGTTTGGATATAACACTTAAAACGAAGCCTCCGAAATGGGCTTTTTGTGACGTATAACTGCTTTATTTACAACCTTTGGAGGGTCCATACTACCCGAGATGTATAGTCCTATCGCCCGGGACATGAGCAAGTCGTCATGTTTTCCTTCTATCGCACCATAAGCTCCATTTTTCTTTTTTTCATAAGTATCATGCTCATCAAGAACTTCTTCTTCCCGCTCGATATAGCCATTATCACGGATTATTTGTATCTGATTATTGATAACCATCGATTTGGTGGTTCTGTTGGTATGAAATCCCCAACGGGCAGGTGCTCCTTCTTTAATCTGCGAAGGAGGAGATTGCCGGGCATACAGGTTTTCATAGGAGGCTGCGACAAGGTCAAGTATATATTCTGCGTCTCCTTGGTCGGAAGCCTCCGTTTCTAATGTATTGCTTTCAAAAACCAGTAAAGCGGTATTATACCACAAGGCTATCTGGGTAGCCTTCCACGCCAATATATCGTGATCGATATGTCCTCTCCAAGAAGCGACAATCTCGGGTTTTCCTCCATACATAGTCCAATAGCGGTCTATCACACTTATCACAGACCAGTCGGCAGAATGGGATCGTCCTCCAATATCTACGGAAACAATATAACGATTGGATATATCGAGCTCGGTATCGGGTTTTTCCCATACTTTAAGCGAGCCGGTTGTATCTTCTTTGAAAGACAGTTCTCTTAATGAATCTTTCCCGGTTATAGAATGTGTATCGGACTGTAATTCACCCCTCCAACAAGGAGGCTTGGTATTTTCTCTCATACGGTGGATAGCGTAACGATCGAAAACTCGCTCTCCTGTGTTTGCAAATGCTTCTACATCGTCGGAAGGAAATTCGCTCATCATGTGTTGAGCATCTTGAAATGTTTTTCTTTTGTTTCTATACCATTCTATGGCTTCAAGAGTGGCTCCACTTTCCCACAAATACCATTCGTAATCGGTAAAAGAGGATATAAGCCGCTTGTAATCGCCGACAGGTGTCTGATACATTTCTATATCATACCAAGGAATAAATATAGGGGTCTTATCCGACTCTCCTTTTTTTGCATTCTCATATTCGGTATGAAAATAATCCCCAACTCCTTGTGCCGTAGATTCCATGACAATGACGGAATAAGGAACTAGGGGTATAGATGAGCTAATGGAAGCTATCAAATCTCCTGTTCGTTTTTCTTTGGTATCGGGATACAAAGCAACCTCGGAGAAATGAACCATAGCTATATCTGCTCCTCGAACAGAATCGGGTTTTTCTGCCGAACCTATTGTTACACGGGCATTTACTTGTTGGATATAAGATATATTCTGAGTTCTAGCAAACGGTCTCAATTTAAGCGGACTATTCAATATCCAAGAAGGATAATTGTCGAGCAGTTTGCTATACATTGCTCGAATATTGGAAGATGAGTCTTTTACATGCGCTGCTATGACGCTATTCCACTGATGTTTGTGTACAAGCTGAATCCACGCCATATAGATTTGTGTGAGCGTTGAACCTCCCCATTGTCGGGCTTTGAGTAGAATCACCCGGATTGGTTTCCCCTCACGACGTTGCTGTTCGAATAGTTTAAGAAGTTTTCTTTGCGGTCTGTTCAAAAGAAAGGGTATATCGACCGATGTTATCTTATCTTTTATCTTAACTGTGGCTATCGCCCAAAACTCAAAATCGTATTTAATCCGCAGCAAAAAAAATTGACGGTCTATTTCTCGAATAAGCTGGGGTGTGGCTTGTTGATGAAGCCCGTTTTCAAGAAGATTTTTATAGGATTTTTCTTGGGAAAGTATCTGTACCCAGCCATTTTCCTCATACATATCGGCGGGTATATGTAGAGTCCCGAACTCTTCGATTTTTATTTCTTTTCGGGGTATTACATCTGACCCCTCTCCCGTTACCGGATCATACGGTTCCGTAAAAGACATTCTCCTTTTTTTGTTCTCTGCTATTATTTCAGAGTAATTCATTCGATGCCTCCTTCCTTTTTTGATTGAAAAAAGCATCTTTTCTTCTCATGGCTATGATATGCCTCGCCGTACGAACAGAAATATAAAATTGTGGAGCCGGAGAACGAATCGCCCTTCTGACTGCTTCTGAAAACGATATGCGATCATCACCGGCTTGAATTTCACAGGCTTTTTTGTATAGGTCGATGTACATCTTTTGCTTTATGGGACAAGATGTTATTCGTTTCCCTTTTTTTATGTTCAGAAGATTGGTTATGGCTTTTTCATTACCGATATAAAACCGCTTGGAAGGGGATTGAATCGCCGCTTGATAAATGTAATCACACATTATCCCACCACACAAATTGAGGGTGTAGTAGAACGTGTCACAGAACTCTCGGTCTCTGCTTTCTTGATAATCTAATGTAGGCATACGCAATTTGATTTGCGTATGTTGGGTATCGGTTTGATGCAAATATAAGCTAAAAAATCGATTTTGCAATGACGTACTGCCCTAAAAATCGCACTGACCGATTTTGCAATGACGTACCGTCCTAAAACTATGAAAATGAGATTTTTGTGTTGAGTTTTTTTTGAACCCATCACAAAAAATCGTATGGAAAAAGATAAAGAAGAAATTACAGCACAAGTTGAAACTCCATCTGGAACAGTAGATGAAACCGTAAAAGCCGAATCTCCTAAAAGCGGCCGATCGGTATGGGTAGAACGACTACGTACGACTTACCCGGATAAAGATGTAGACTATGAAAATGACGATGATGCTTTCTACTCGGGATTAGAGGATTTTTATAATACCAGAGAGGATAGAATCAGAAAACTTGACGAGGGTAATAAATCTCTCACAGAAGCATTGGCTCGTGAACCGGAAGCGGGATTATTTCTAAGTGAATTAATTGCAGGGAGTGAAGTATTACCTGCCCTTGCAAAAAGTTATGGAGATATTCTCGGAGCTGTCTCGGGTGACGAAGAATCCATGAAAAAATTTAATGAAGGACTTTCGGCTCGTCGGGATTCTGAGAAATCATTTAACGAAATCAGAGCAAAACAAGAGGAAAACGCAGCCCGTAATGCAGAGACTATCGGCTCGTTTTTCGAAGAAAAATCGGCCGACGACGCAGAACGGACGGCCTTTGAGGATTTTGTATCGTCTCTGGCCGACAGCATTTTCACTTTCAATTTCGACCGCCCTACCCTCGATGCTCTTTGGAGGGCATACAAACATGATGAAGACGTGACCGAAGCGGCCACTGTGGCGGAAGTAAAGGGGAGAAATGCCAATATCGAACTCCAAAAAAGGAGCGTAAAGAACGACGGGACACCCAATCTGAACAGGGAATCGTCAGATAGGATAACGGCGAATGTGACTGTCCCGAGGAGTAAACGAAGGGGGATTTTTGAAAGAGGAGAAATTGTTTAACAAAATAGGTAAAAAAGATGAAAATTTTAGGTAAAGAAGTGAATTGGAAATATATCGCTGTCGCCGGCGGTATTGTGTTGTTGTTTTTATTGTTGTGCTCCTTCGGGTTGTTCACATCAGGTGAAACGGTCATCGGACTGGCCGCAACGGTTCCTCTGGCAGGAGGTGGTGTGAATGTTACAGACGAGCCGGTATCGGCAGACTTGACCAAAGAGGTGTCGCCGGATTTGTTGAAAGCGCATATAGACAAGGAGGTTTGCCGGATTATGCCTTCGTCTACACCGGTAGACACGGTGAGCCGCAGCGGTCGGGTGATTTCGGTAGGTTCCCGTGAATATGAGTTTTATTCGTTAGACACCAAACCGGCTTTGACAACCTTGAAAGCGAAATATACAGAAACGGCGTCGGCCGGTGCGAAGCTCGACACGGCGAACAACGATTATTTCGAAGTTTCGGACACGATAAAGGTTATCGGTGTAAAAGGTTATGACGAGGGAGGAACTACTGAAAAAGATGAGTTGGTTCTCTATGTAATGAGTAAAGATGCCGACGGTAAACTGAATGTCTTGGCGGTGAATGGTAAAAAGAGCGGCAGCACACCGGGTATAGTACCCACCATCGAAGCCGGAACTGAACTCCTGCGAATGGGACGAGCCGGAGCGGAGAAAGATGCACAAACTGCACAATTCGAGACCTTGCCTACCAAAGAACAGAATTATGCCCAAAAGTTCTGTACGCAAGTCGAAGTTACTGATGTATATCAGGAATGGACGGAAAAAGAAGTCGATTTCACGTTCACAGACATGGAACGCGATGCCATTTGGGAAATGAAGCGAGGTATGGAAATGAATTTCTTGTTCGGCAAAAAGAACAAATTACGTGATACGACCAAGAAAGAGGACGTGTGGTTTACTGAGGGCATCTGGTGGCAAGCCGGTAAAGACTGGACTTATGACGCATCAGCAGGAATGACCGCGAAAGATTTGATAGCTCTCTGTAAAACGGCTTTAACGGGAAATGCAAGCAGTAAGAAAAAACTGGTTTTCGCAGGAAGTGATTTTATCGAACAAGTGACGAACCTTGATATTCAGAAAGTCATGCAGGGGGATCAATACAAAGCCGAACTTGGGCTCACGTTCGATTCCATTCACTCGAAATTTGGAGATTTGTATGTGGTCTATACAGAATCATTCGATCTGGCAGGCATGAGCAAATGTGCCCTTGTGGTGGACGATAACTATTTGACCAAATTTGAATTCAAGTCGTTGTCGAAAGAACGCAGGGATTTCAAAACTGCGGGTATACGTGAGACGGAAGGTGAATTTATCCAAGAAATTTCTGGCATTGTATTGAAGAATCCGGGAGCTCACGTTCGTATCACTCCGAAAGCTGAATAAAAAACAAACAAGGGGAGTATCGATGAAAGATACTCCCCATAAATCATAGAAGTTATGTTGAAAGTATATAAAACCCAGACTTACCTGAGCATGCCGATAACCGTGAAAGGTAAATCGGTACGCATTGAGTTCAGAGGGAATAAATTCACAGGCGGATTTTTCTCGACCAAAGACAAAAATGTGCAGAAAGCGATAGAGTCTTCTAAGGAGTTCAACAACATTATATTTTTAGATGCTGTCGAGGAAGAACCTGTAAAAGAGAAGGAAGACAGAAGGGTAAAAATAGAGTCTGTAAAATCGTTTCAAGAAGCTGTCGAATATCTGAAAGGTGAGGGAATTATCGCTAAAACGCCGGAAGAAATCAACTCGGCAGCCGAAGAATTGAACATTTCATTCCCTAATCTAAAATAACCCCATGCAAATATCCCGATTATCTTATCTGGTCAAGGTCGTTATCGATGAAGTCACTCCGTCGACCGTCGAAATTTCATACAACGACATGCCAATAGATGACAGAGTAAACAGCCTTGCGGAGTCCTGCGCAAAAGAGACCTTACTGGCTTCTCCACTGAGATATTTGCCTCACAAAGATATACCGGGAAATGTAGAAATATATGGAGACGGGAGTGGATATGTGCTACTCCCCTCCGATTTCCTACGTCTTTTTTCTTTTAAAATGGAACTTTGGAAACGTAGGGTAAATAATAGCATAACGGAGGAAAGTGAAAGTTATCTGCTACAAAAGAATCCTGTCACACGAGGAGGTATAAATTTCCCCGTATGTGCAGTGGTTAATAGTGAAAAAGGGCTCATTTTAGAATGGTATTCTGTCCCTTCTTATGTAAGAATGCCCAAATGTACGGAAAAAAGATATGTTCCCATACCTGAAATAACGAACTCTGAAATAAATATTCCACAAGGGCTGGAAATGCTCATGGTATATATAACAGCCAAAGAAGTACTGATGAGTTTACAACAATATGACATGGCAAAAGCTACCGAAGAATTGATACTAACGGAAATGAAACAATTATCTATATAAATCGACATGTGTAGAATATTCAAATGCAATCGAGCCGGGAAATATATCGGTTTTTATAACAGGCTGGAAGATGCCATGCGGGATAATCCAATGGCGCAAAGGGACTGGTTTTTCACCAACGGGGAAACATTGAGCGTTTGGATGTTCGACGGGAACCGCTGGATAGATACCAACAGGGCTGTCGGAGCTGTGAACATGATCGACAACCTGGAAACATTTGTTCCTGATGTTCTGGCGGGTGAAAGTAAGACTTATTTTTATATCGCCCCCCAAGCAGGAGAATATACCTTCACTAATTTTGGAGGGATTTCCGTATCGGTGGAAAAACCTAGTCTTATATCTATGGATTGGAATGGGATCGAATGGGGCGATACAATCTGTGAGTTTCCTGTTCATGGAGAGGAATTATTGCCGGAGGTCGAACTAAGATTCGTGAGTTTACCTAACGACGATGTGAGCGAAGTATACGGTAGCCGTGAATCTAATATTATAAAAGATTGCTATGTGGAGTTTCGAATGTCGCAAGGCTGGGATTTTATCAATCGAGAGAAAGAAAATATTTATTTGTGCCTGAACCGATGGAAGAGTAAAAATATGGCACGTAAATCTACCAGCCTCAGAAAATGGGTTACGGTTTATGATTTCTTTAAAACAGGAGATGGCTTGTCTCATTGTTATCCCAATAAAGGAGAATTTCTGAACGGTTATTATAGATACGAAATGAAAGGGCTTCCTTTTTGGACACAATCTAGAATAAAACCAGTCGCACTCTCGGATTTAATTGTAGGAGAATATCATGGGGAATGGATCAGGATACCTTACTCGATGGAAAGCATTATGCGTAGATTTATATACATGCGTAATCAAAAAAGTGAACACGATTGGGAGGTCGTGCCTCCTCAAAAATTTTTCGATTCGAGCGGAACGAGTGCTGAAATGGTTTGTTCCGGAGGAAAGATGAAGATGTCACATGATGAAGGACATGCTAACTTTGTCAGTCTCACTTTGGGATTGTGTTTAGCTATAAAAGACTTATCGGTGACTAATTATGAAAAATGGATAAAAGGCTGTATGACGGCCTTCTGCGGAAGAATGGGTTATACTCAAAAACTGGGATTGTTCTATAATGCTACTTTATATGGGAAAAACAGGTTTGTTAAATAACGGGAGGTGCATTATCTATTTTTTCTGCTCCGGCAGGAATTGTAGGAGGAGTTTCTGCTCCGGCAGGAATTACCGTTTCATGCACTTCCCTTTTTATATGTATAAATTATGGAAAATATCAAACTACCCTTAGATTTGAATCTAAACCCTATCGGGGTTTTGCAGCCCGGAAAGCAATATTACATTGAAGGAAGCGGGGATTCGGTAGAATTGCCCGAAGCCGGTGTGTATATGTTGAGCGTTGAAAGCGGAAAAGTCATACAAATCGATTACCCGGACGGAACAGACAGCCGGTTAGTTTTGGCTACCGGAACGATTATCAGTTTCTATTTCCCTGCTGGAACGACTATTAGTGTCGGAGATGAAGATTTGCAGCTTAACATCAATAAAATGCGGTAAGCCATGAGTTTAGGAAGATTGGGATTAGTCCAAGCCGGGCAACCTTCGAAGCAGTGCCCCACGTTGGCGGAAATGACAGCCGATGCTACGGCCACGGCTGCCGATATTGTCGAGGGAAAGACGGCGTATGCCAGAGGCGAGAAGTTGACGGGAACACTCGTACCCGTTACCAAAATCGACGTGGCGGCGGAGGGGATTAGTTTCGGATATTCGACTTTCGAAGAAGTTCCCGAAGTATTCGATTTCTCGAACATAACGGATATTGCAAATTTATTTTATAATAATAATAACTTAAAGTCTATCCCAAAATCTTTTGATCTAAATTCACAACGATTATTAAACGGTACATTTAATGGCTGTCATAGTTTAGTTGCAGATTTAGTCTTAAAAAATTCTGTGAATGAAGGAATATATCTTGGATTTAATGGCTGTGAATCCATCATGACGGTTGAAATAGATCTGCCCAATGCAACTACTATGTATTTTGCGTTTAATAAATGTCTTAGTCTTATATATAAAGGGACTATCAACTTACCTAAATGCACCTCTCTCTATCAGTCATTTTGCAACTCGCAGGCATTAACGGAGTTTCCGAGGATAAATGCCCCTCTTGCCCAAAATTGCAGTTATACATTTTATCTGTGCAAGAATTTGACAAGTATTCAAAACTGGGATTTTTCGAACGTGACGGAAGCAACCAATATGTTTAAAGAGTGTTTTGCTCTGTCGTCGATAGGTGATGTGATCTTCTTACACACCTCTCTATCGCTGGCAGATTCCCCGAATATCGATGAAGAGACTTTGAATCGATTCGGAGGATTTGCCAATGCTGCCGGAGAAAGTGGTGTAGCTCCATTAAAAACTTTGGGACTACCGGCCGCTACGTTGACATTTAACACGGCTGTACAAACTTTTTTGGAAACAGAAGGTATCATAGCGAAACTGACAGATGAAAATTGGACGGTTAATTTCGCCGATTCGATGTAATGGATAAAAGAACACAATCAAACAAAACCTCATAAAAAACAAATACCCATGAATATAGAAGAAAAAACCTATCAAAAGATTACTCCCGCAACGGAAGGTAATTACCTGACTACCCACCAAGAAGGCGGCGATATAAAGACTTACGAGGGAGTAAAAGCGATGTACACGCCGGCAGACTTCGACGCTTCGTCCGTAAGGGAGATTACACCGGAAGAACATCTAAGCTACCAAAAAGCCAAAGAACAGGCTTTGCAGGAGGAAATACAAGCGTAGCATATTTAAGATTATAGGAGATTGATCGATGAGTGAAAAAGATCCCATAGTGAAGTACTCGTGGGAGGATATTAAGTTTACCATTGGCTTTGAGGACAAGAACGGGAGCCCGATCGATGCCGAGACGAAGAAGTTTAAGTTCATCTACAAGGACGAGTCCGGTTGTTGTTGCGAAGTGAGCTACGACGGAAAGACACGTAAAAACTGTGTGTTCCGTGACGGCGTGCTGTACGGCATATTCAATTCCGGGACTTTCCGCTATGGCTTGCTATCGGTCGAGAGGCACTACTGGATAGAGGATGCCGATTTCGATGACGGCAAATGGGACTATGGCGATGTTTACAAAACCAATATAATCATCAAGTGATATGGCTGATAGTGATTGCATAATTGTTCATGAGCAGGTGGTAGTGCCCGATGCCGCCGTGGTGGAAGAAATGGTTGCCCTGCCCGGTGAAAAAGGAGATAAAGGAGACCCTTTTACCTACGACGATTTTACGCCGGAGCAAATCGCCGATCTTCAACGCCCTGCGACAGAGGCGGCGGCAGTCGCCAATCAAGCGGCTGAAAATGCCAATAAAGCGACCTCGGATATAAAGGCTCTCGGTGTCAAGTTGACGGCAGAAGAAGCAAAACGGGAATCTGCTGAAAGCAGCCGTGCCTCGGCAGAGAGTGAGAGAGCCGAAGCGGAAGTTCTAAGAGAGACGAGTTTTTCCCAAATGCAAACTACGCTTGAAGGACTTATTACGGATACCCGCACAGCCACATCGAACGCCAACACAGCGGCAGGAAATGCGGAGAATGCCGCAACGGAAGCGAACAACTCGGCAACTCTTGCCAATGCGGCAGCCGATAAAGCGAACCAAGCGGCGGAGAGTATCGCATACAAAGAGAATGGTTTTTACATTTCCCATGCTTTTCTTGAAGCCACAGATTTAAGGTATATAGGATTCAAAGAGATAAAAAACGACAAAACTTGTTACCTGCTTACGATGGGCAGGTGCTTGAAGTTTTCTTTGGACACTTACGAGGTGTTTTGGGACGTCAAATTGGAGGATTATGGAGTGTCTTGGCATAACTCAGCCGAGCAATTGAGGGTAATCGATGATACCGTATATATTATATGTACGAAATACAATGACCGAAATACCGGTATTTGGCTTGTAAAACTGAATGAGGAAAACGGTGCTTTCATTTCAGAAGAGCTGATACCTATTCCTGTTCAGTATGTATACTCTACATTCAAGAACAAAGAAGTCTTAATTACAAAGGACTATATATACGGGGTTGATAGTGTCAATAAACAGATACTCCGATGTTCGATGGAAGACAAGGCGGTAGAAATTGTCGATTCCATAGATTCTGCCGTATCCTTTCCCGTATTGGGGGACAGATGGATAACCCTGCCGGACGGCAGTGTGAAGTATGCTCTTGTTTGGGTTTCCGCCAAAAACCATATCAAGATTGTAGATGAAGATAATAATCTGTACTCGATAGAGCTTGCCTTCTCAAATAAAGCACAAATTACAACATCTCAGGATACATATCTTCATTACATAAATTTCAAAACACTATATATTAGCCTTATTAAAGGTTCGAATAGATATTCAATTCATTTGACGGACGGAGGAGATAACTCCTACTCTGCCGAGAATATCGGTGTAAGAAATACGTATCAAAATTTCCCAAACTACATTGAATTTTACAGAAATAGTATGGCAAATCCAGATACCATTGTAAGTACGAATATTTTGGATGTGACAAATCAAGGGTTTTATAGACCTATTACCAACAAGACCTATCTTTTCGTACCGAATTATGAAGAAGTGGTACTTGCCGCCAACCTTTCTACTTCAAGAACCGGCGTAAGGCGTCAGATTGAAATAATCAATCCTATTTAATTGAATAATTATGTATATAGATATTAAAAACGAGAAGATTATAGGCATATACGCCGACAATGAGAGAGAAGGGTTGATAGATGTCGGTATTATCCCATCTCCCGAAGAGATACCCGGAAAAATACCCGTGATGTATTACCGGAACGGGGCGATAGTCTATGAGTACGAGGAAGCACCGGAAACGACGGAGGACGGCACGGAAACACCTCCCGTACCAATGGACTACGGAGAAACGGTAAACGAGTTAATACGTCGGAAATATACCTTGTCGGAGGAGTTGGCGATACTTCGGCAAAGAGGTACGAAAGCAGAGGAGTTCGAGGCTTATAACGCCTATGCGGAATCCTGCAAAGAGGAAGCCAGATTATTAATCGAAAAACAGAAACATTGATATGGGAGGGATAAACGAGGCTACGGAGGTAGCCAGAGGGATAAGCGAACAGGGGTTCTTGGTGATGACCGCAGCATTCTTCTTGGTGTTGTCGGCCATGATGATGGTGGCCTGCTTCAAGTGGTTCAAATCGATTATCACCAAGAGTATGGAGGATTACGGCGAATCCCTGAAAGAGCTTATCGAAAAAACGAACGACCAGAATAACATGTTGTCCGACATATCGGAAGGTCTTAGACCGGAAACGCAGCTTCGAATAAAGAACATGACGAGTGAATTTTTCAACCTTTCCGCCAGACGGGTTTTGGAAATTATCGAACAAGTTAGGAAGGAAAACCATATATCCGACAGGAATAGGACGCATGAAAAAATTATCGGAAATCTCACGAACCAGTACGAGGACAGGAACAGCCGTTTCGACTACTTTACCTATCGGGGTAAACGTCTTTCATGTTATACCAATCCTGAATGGATAGACTGGGTGGCAGAGGTTGTCGAGAACGAGATATATGCCCATACGGTGAACGATGACAGGGCTAAAACCAATGTATTTTCTGTCTATGACCGTATCAAGCTCGATTTTTATCACCGATTAAATAACGAATAATATGAAGAAAATTTTGGAGAGAATCAAAGGGTTGTTATTGTCTATTCCCCACGACAAGCTGCTGCATTTTATCGCAGGAGGTGTCATCGCCTCTTTCTTCGCCATCGTGATAGGTGCGACGGCGGAATATTGTGTGCTGTTCTCTGCCATAGCGGGCTGTATCAAGGAGGCTGCCGACGAGTGGAAGAAGCCGGGGGCTTGGTCGTATGCCGACTTGCTGGCGACCATACTGGGCGGGCTGGTGATTCAAATCGAAGTTTGGATTGCCTGACGAAAAAAATGAATTTTTATAACCCGGCGACGGGAAAGCGTTCTTTGACTTCTTGGAATCACCGTTTGATTTATCGTAAAAAAGTATAAGAATTGGTTGCATGTTACGATATTTTTTGTTACTTTGCAACAAGATGATAAGCGATACCTATAAATACGATAGCGTTACGGTTGCAAACTATATCATTGCGTTTGCTAACCAGAATAAGTTTTTCATTAACATGACTAAGCTTCAAAAGTTGTTGTATATAGCTTATGGAGTATATCTTTACGTAAAGAACGAACGCTTGACAAACGAGCACCCTCAGGCTTGGCCGTATGGTCCGGTTTTCCCGACCACTCGAAATAAATTGATAAAAAAGGATTTTTCAGAAATTTCCCTTTCTGATGAAAACCTTGAAAAAATAGCCCGTGATTCCGAAATGGAATCTCTGATGAAACTGGTCTTTGGCAGCTATGGTTCTAAAACTGCCGCCTATCTGACGGAATGGTCTCACAAGCCCGGTTCTCCGTGGGATAGGACCGTTAAGCAGCCTTCATTCAGCTGGGGGGATAGAATCCCGGATAGTTATATCCAAGAGTATTTTAAGACACTAATTTCTCCCAAAGCATGACTAAACAGAAAGATTCTTTTAGCGGCTTGGATTTACGTAGTGAGAATGGTGTCCATATTTCTCCCGACTCAAATTTGGGCGATATAGACGACAAGAATTTATCCGAACAAATACGGGAGCGATATTCACAAGATACACAATTTCGTAAACATTTGGCCAGATGGGTCATGTGGATTATCCCCATATGGTTATTCATAGTAATTGCCATTCTTGTATTTTGCGGGATCGGATTATTTTCATTGGGACCGGAAATATTGATATCTCTACTGGCTACGACAACTATCAATGTATTAGGTTTAGCCAATATCGTATTAAAGGGTATTTTCCCGAACCGAAAAAAATAAACATTGTTCACATGGATACAAAAGGTTCATTCCCCTATGTCCAGAACTCGTCCGATACGGATTCTAAACCTCCGATACCGGCTGATTATTCTCCAAAATTCGATGAAAGTTATTTAAATTCTTTAATCGAAAAGGCTTATCCTCGTCTAAAAGATGTCGACCCAGTACAATGGCTCGATGAATTGAGGAGAGAGGATTGATAATGCCTTCGGCCTACGTTTGTCCCATTTTCAATAACGGATAAGCCTAACCCTAAGGCTACTCTCTCATACATTCGTTACAAGCGGTGATTCTAAAAAAGTCACCGCTTTTTTTGTCGCCAAAAATGAA